AGAAGCCGATGACCGTCCGTGAGTGCCAGGTTGCGTTTTTCCTCGTGGGAACTCCGTCAGCCGTTAACCCGGCAATGATTTCATCGTAGTTTTTTCCGTCCAGGAACTCCTTATAGATTCTCCGGACGATAACCGCCTCGGCCTCGTTCACGGCGATCTCGCCGTCCTTTTTGCAGTAGCCGTATATATTGGAAATTGCAAGAGCGTTGACCAGTCCTTGCTTATAACGATATCGCTTTCCCCATTTAATATTATCGGACATACTGACTGATTCGGATTCCGCAAGCGCTGCCATCAATGTGAGGAGCAATTCTCCCTCTGGTGAGATGGAATGCAGGTTCTCTTTTTCAAAATAGACATCCACACCAAGACTTCGCAGCTCCCTTGTAAAAATGAGCGTATCCACGGTATTTCTTCCGAACCGGGATACGCTCTTAGTAAGAATTCGATCTACTTTTCCGTCACGGCAATCCTGGATAAGCGCGAGAAATTGTGTTCTGTTTCTCGTCCGGGTGCCGGAGATGCCCTCGTCTGCGTATATGCCGACAAACTCCACTTCAGAGTTGCCGGAGAGTGATTTCTCATAGAATTCCCGCTGTGCGGCGAGACTGTGAAGTTGTTCCTCTGCCTGCGTGGAAACTCGGCAGTAGGCAGCGACGCGCTCCTTACGCCTTTTCTCCGGCGGACTCTGGATTATCTGGATCACTTGCTTTTCGCTTGACATACTTTCTCACCCCATTCTTTATCTTTCTCGTTACCTCGGTACCGTCACGGAAAACCAAAGTGATCGTGCAGTTTTTATGGACGACCGCATGATTCAGCGTTGCTTGCCAAATGAGCGGGTCGAACTCTTTCAGCGGCCCGTCGTATTTTTGCAGTTCTTCGAGGAAAGAACTGACCTGCACACGCTTGGCTGCGCACTTGGATATTTGCGTGGAAAGCTCCGACTTTTCTTTCTGAAGTCCCTCAAACTTGGCAAGATAGTCCTCGTACTGCCGATTGATCTCGCTAAGCCCACCACCGTTTTTCCTTCCGGCGGCGGTGAGCAGGCTCTTAGTCTCCTGCTGCAGTCGGCAGCACTCCGCATTGATTTCGTCCAACCGTGCGACATACGCGCTGTCGTCGGTAATAGTGTCCAGACAAAGCGCATAATTCTCTCGGATCTCTTTCTTTTTCTTGATGAGGCTGTTGATGGCGCTCAAGAATGCCTGCTCGATGCTTTCTTCTTTCAGCGTAGGTGTTTGGCAGGAACAGCGTTTCTGAAACTTATTGTTGCAGTGCCAGTGATAGGCTCGGTATTTTTCAGAGGTGGAATGCCATACCTTTCTGCCGTAGAACCCCCCGCAGTCCTCACATACGATCCTTCCGGAGAAGATAGAGACGCTTTGCATTCTGCCGCCGGCGGCTTTCCGTCTGCGGAATTCCTCCTGGACCATTTCGAACACTTCCGGACGCACAATGGCAGGATGATTTTTCTCAACATAAAACTGGGGTGCTTCGCCTTCGTTGCGCTTATGGGTATGTGTCAAAAAGTCTGTTGTCACGGTCTTTTGAAGCAATGCATCACCCTTGTACTTCTCGTTCTTCAGAATGCTCTCAATGACGGTGGTATGCCATTTCGTCTTGCCCATTGGAGTGGGAATTCCATCCTCGGTAAGATGCTTGGCAATATCATAGGGCGTTTTCCCTGCGAGGAATTCGCTGTATATCCTGCGGACAATGACGGCTTCTTCCTCCACGATCTCCATATCGCCGAGTTCGGCACCGCGCCGGTATCCGAGGAAGTTGGAGTACGCAAGGCTCATTTTACCGTCGGCGAAACGCTTGCGCTGTCCCCAGGTCGTGTTTTGGCTGATGGAGCGGCTCTCTTCCTGTGCCAGAGAACTCATGATGGTTATGAGCAATTCTCCCTTGGCATCCAGTGTGTAAATGTTCTCTTTCTCAAAATACACCTCGATGCCTTTTTCCTTCAGTTTGCGGACGGTAGTCAGACTGTCGACTGTGTTGCGGGCAAATCGGCTAACGGACTTGGTAAGAATCAAGTCGATTTTGCCGGCGAGGGCATCGTCGATCATACGGTTGAACCCGTCTCGATTTTTGATGCTTGTACCGGTGATACCCTCATCGGAATAGATGTCCACGAACTCCCATTCAGGGTTGTTCCGTATAAGCGCAGTGTAATAGTCGATCTGCGCATCGTAGCTGTTCTGCTGCTCGTCTTTTTCCGTGGAAACACGAGCGTAGGCAGCTACTCGTTTTTTCTTCAGCAACGGCCGCAAGTCCAAAACGGACATGACGGGAGCCGTTGGTTCAATTTTTCGTACATTCTTTGCCATTGTTGTCACCTCGATAGTGCCTTCTGCCTTGCGGCTTCACGCATTTCCTGAGTCCAGCTCTCACTCCTTGAGCGGTCTCTCCAGGTCAATTCTTTTTCGCTTCCATCATGGAAATGAAAGCGAAGCAGATTTCCGGGGCAGGCATCGATATATAAAACTTGCTCATCAAAGATTTCCTCATCAAACTCCGGAAGTCCCAACGCCGTTGCACAGGCCGTTTTCAAAGTTTCCTCTGGGATCATTTTGGAGGTTGGGCAGTATTTCTTGCCCCGGCTGTTAAAAGTAGCGCAGCACCAAACGACCCGATACGGAGTTGTTTTGCGGCGGTAGTTCTTGCCGCAGCCTGCGCAGCGGATTTTTCCCGTGAATACGGATTCAGTCCCCTTATCGGCGATGCAGCCTTCCGACTGTTTCTTAAGCCGAAGCTGAACGGATTGAAACTGCTCTCTGCTGATGATCGGCTCATGGTCGTTTTCCACCCAATATATCGGAAGTTCGCCGTGGTTGACGACTTTCTCTTTGGTAAGGTGGTCACGCACGAAAACCTTCTGCAGTTTCAGATCCCCAGCGTACTTTTCATTTCCAAGTATCAGACGAATGGCGCTGGGATGCCAGATGTAGCCCCGACGAGTGCGTATGCCATCTTCATTGAGAATGTTGCAGATCTTCTGCAGCCCGCACCCATCACTGTAAAGGTCGAAGATTTTCTTCACGATTACGGCTTCGTCCGCCACCATGGTAATTTCACCATTCACGAGCCGATACCCAAGCATGGTGCAGGTGGAAGCCCGTCCCTCCTCAAATCCCTTTCGGATGCGCCATTTGCAGTTGTCGCTGACAGAAAGGCTCTCGGCCTGGGCAAAAGAAGCAAGAAGCGTCAGCATGACTTCGCCATCGGCATCCAGAGTCTTGATGTTCTGTTCTTCAAAGAAAACATTGATTCCGAGTTCCTTCAGCTCACGAACCGTCCGCAAAAGCGTGACCGTATTTCTGGCAAAGCGGCTGACCGATTTTGTGATGACCATATCGATGGTTCCTGCTCGGCAGTCTGACAGAAGCTGTTGAAACTGTTCCCGACTTTCTTTGGTGCCGGTTTTCGCTTCATCCTCATAGATCCCGGCGAACTCCCAATCTGGGTTGCCGCAGATAAGATTTCGATAGTAATGAATCTGCGCATCAAGCGAGTGAAGCATGGCATCCTTGTCGCTGGATACTCTTGCATAGGCGGCTACTCGCAGTTTTCGCAGGTCTTTTTGAAGTTTCGGGGTGATATCTGTAACTGTCTTATTCATCAGATCCCTCCTTTGGTAGTGGACATATTACCTCTGTTTCGGCACGATATCCAGTGTATTCTCCGAAATATTACTACCAAAGATCGGTCGGTATTTATCGTGCAGGATTGTATCGATCGCCGCATAATCCTCGGCGGTAATAAGCCCTTCGGTGAGCATTTTCCGAAAGGGGGCAAGGCTTGTATGGTACAGGAGCTCTTTGGATAGGCACTCAGTTGTCACGGTAGCCACCAGCCTTTACCCTGTGCTGCACATAGCAGTCGTGACAGCAGAACTTCCGGTTTTTGTTCCCATAAGCAGTGAAATGAGCTCCGCACTCGGCACAGATGAAGCTGTACACAGCCGTTTCCGAGGAAAGGTTCGGGTGCTCCTTCCACCAGTTTTTCCGACACGCATCCGAGCAGAAGCGGCGTTTTTTCGTTTTGCCGGACTGGATGATTTCTCTGCCGCACTGCGGGCAGCAGCCTTCCTTGTGCGTAGTCACTATTGGTGCGGATATATTGTTTCGCTTGCAGAAGGATTTCACGGTGTTGTCCGAGAGCTCCATTATCTGAGCGATTTTCTTATACCCATACCCCTGTGAGCGCAGGGTAGCGATTTGCTCCTTTTGTTGATCAGTCATTATGGCATCCTCCTTCTGAGGGTTTCCCTCAATGACCCATCTAGACAAGAATGCCGATTTTGGCCGAAGGCATGAGTGAAAATCTTGTCCACCAAAGGGTTCCCTCACTTGCCACCGGACACGAGGCTGCCGTCTGGTCCCTAAAAAGAGCAAAAAATAAGCCCATCGAAGAGAAAATACTCTCCTCGATGGGCTTTCGGTTTACTTATTCGGGATCTTGAGCTTCATACCGCTGTAGATGACATTGCTTTTCAGTCCGTTCAGGCTGACGATCTCCTTATAGCGGCTGCCATTACCGAGATACTTCTTGGCAATCGCCCAGAGGGTGTCGCCATGTACCACGGTGTGGATGCGGTAGTTCTCTGTAGGCTTCGTGTCTGCCACGGCAAGTGCAGAGGTCTTGATCGGCGACATGATGGCGTACTTGCCGGACTCGTCCTTGTTGATGACCGCACGATCTCCGCTGACCTCGACCACATACCAGCGGAGCTTCTTCACCCAGCCGGGGATAGATTTGCCGTTGTAGTAGGTGTTGCCCGTGATGGTCACGAGGTCGCCAGCTTGGATTGTGCCGATGGGCTTGGTTGGTTCGACCGGCTTCACCTCACCGCCGAGAGCCGCCGTGACCTTGGATGCCAGATCGCCCATGCGGCCATACATCCAGTTACCGGGGCAGCTTTTGTTGGCAAACCATCTGTGGACAGTCAAAACCATCTCATCGGATTTCGGGGTATAGTTCAGCGTCTTGGTCTTATCGCCCAGCCAGAGCAGCTTCGTCTTGCCGTTGCGCTTGCAGATGTCGGTGCAAAGCTCAATGAGCCGCTGGTACACCACATCCTTGAAAGCGTAAGGCTCGGTGTTGTCGCTGGCGCATTCGATAGTGATTGCTCTCTGGTCATTAGCGTTGGAAGAGGAACACCAGGAGCGGTTCTTCTCCTCCACATACATCCCGACCCGACCATCCACACCAATGCCGTAGTTGCTGCTTGCCTGCCGGGATGCAGGCAGAAAGATGTTACCCAGCGTTTCCACCGAGCACTGACCCACCACGCAGTGAGGCGTGATGCGGTCAATGCTGTGGGTGCGC